AGCTTTCGCACTCGATCAAATGACCGAGTCTGGGATGGTTAGTCCCGGAGTGTGTAGACTGTTATCTTCTTATACCCGGCAACCCCTGGTAGAGGTAACGCCTTGCCGCTAGAATCCTCGTTTACGGGGATATCCAACGGCGCGGGTCCACGCCCTCCCTTCCCTCTGAGCCAGATGGCCCAGAAAGTCGAAAGAGTTACGCTAGACTGCTTTGTAGGCAGCTTCGCGTACTCCCAATCCTCGGCAGAACGCCGGTAGATCGAGTACAGTGGGACAACATACTCGCCACGAGCAAGTGGGATATTATCCTTACTCTGCCGTGTGACGTAAGTGTCAAAGAAGTAGCCTGACCAGCCCCGACTAGTATACTTGGACGGACGCCTCCTCGGGTGAACCCCGAGAAGATGCCCATCCCCGAAACCGTCGGGACCGTAGATACAGAGGGCGGGATGAATCCGATTAAGGACTCTCGCCGCTCTCTCTGTATCCCCTTGCCTCACATAAAAGTTATGGAGGACAAAGAGGCTTTGAGTGCTCATCCACCCTCTCGGGTAGAATGGACGCACATCATGTCCCCGAAAGTAGTCCTTACCACAGGATTCCCTGAATGGGCCCCTGTGATACGACTTCGCTAAGTTAACTTTGAAGCCGACTGCTACAAGAACCTCAACTAAGAGGGCGTAGCGATCGGACGGTATGATGATATCATCACCATAAACTGTTGCATCACTGTCGGATCGACAGCAAGCCGCAGCTAGACCCCAAAATATAAGGGTCTCCAGCGGGAACGTAAACCCGTTCCCCATCGAAGAAAACTTCTCCTGTCTGATCACTCTCCCTCCCGGGAGAAGAACGTTAGACGAGCGTGCTCTGTTAAGAGCAGAGGCCCAGTCAAGAGGAAGTAGCTCATAAACGATCTCTCTCGAGACCGTATCTGAGGCAGACGACAGGTCAAGCGTTGCTAAAGCGCCTGTTAACGACCCCTCCATCGCGCGGTGTTGGTTAACCGTTTGATCTCGGATGTCGATACCAAATGCAGCAAGACGTTTGGCCATCCACGCACCGTAACCAGCCTGAACAACTGTGTTCAGGCCAGGCTCGGTGCATATCGACCGATAAGTCTTCGCATTCTTCGGGACGAAGCTAAGTTTTGCTGGTATGACCTCCAGCTCTACCCGGCTCCACTCGTTGCCATCTTCATCAGTCCGATCAAGGACCGAATGGATATCAACGAGATGGGGCATCTCTTCCAAGACATATGGAATTGTCTGAAAGAGATCTTCGCTACACTGGAGCTTCTCCGCAAGCTTGCGGCGTATAGAAGCATCCCTTCTTCTGGTCGCTCTCGTGGCGCCAGGGCCGAAGCGCAACTCTAACTCCCCTAAGCGGGGCACCCTGCCGAGCAAATCCGCAATTTTACGTTTAGCAGTGTGGATTACACTGCTAACGCGTGAACTGTAGCTAACAGTCCCCGTGCGAACCGCCTTCAAAAGGTGGTTAGTCTCATTGCATAGCTCCTCGGCTTCGAGAAACTTATCGAAGGCAACTTCTTCCTTGTCTATACCTATTTCAAGGTCTTCGACTTTTTGGAAGAAAGCTAGCGCCTGACGGCAAGACCTTACGGTCCTAACCGCCTCAGCATTTGCAGCCTCAGACAGTTCACGGAACCTACAGCCGAATTCTAGGGATCGCGCAAGCGCTACTCTAGATAAGCTAACAGGACCCTCCAATCCTAGCGACCTCTCAATATAAAGGTCACTAAGCGAAGGAAACTGCGCTAACTCGTTCAAGTGTTTTGCAACACTTTCGGCGAGTATCGCTGTATAGTCCAACTCGAACTCACAAAGGGCCTTTAAGTTGTCGCTGCGAATTAACGCAGCGATTTCCTTTCCGACCCGCCCGCCTTCCCAGGCGTGTGAGATGGCTAATTCCCGGTAGAAGTCGATAGACTCTGCTGGGGAGTACTCCTCTAACCAGTGCGCGAGTTTGCGCATAATTGCTCCATAAGAGTAATGGGAAGAGACCTCGCATGTATTACACAGCGAGGGGGACGAAAGCAAACTCCTTGCGGAGTCAGCCGGTAACGGTCACGACACCATAATGAGTTGATCGAACAACTCTGGTACCGGTCCAGTTGTGACAGGTGCCACACTGGTTGACACGCTACCCGCAGCGTTGATTGCGAGCTGCCGACAAAGGCGTCGCCCGGTTACAACACTACGCTCGTGGTAGTACCCCACCATCTCGACAGTGTCCACGTACGCCACTTTTGGTGCCGCAGTGTATCCTGACGAGTTCGTCGTACCGATAGATTCCATCACAGGAACTTCGGAACGTGAGGTCACCCTGAAAACACCAGTCGGAAGCTTGCGCTTCGTCATGGTGACACGAATCTGCGCATAGTCTGGGACTCCCGCGAGGGACTCCTTCCACTTTGCTACGATCGTGCCGTCGGCCAATTTCTCGACCGACTCGCCCACCAAGGTGTGCGTTACAGGAGTGGCTGCACCGTCAAAGACGGTGATATTGGCTTGTTGACTCACGTCAGCAATCCTTTCCGCTAGAATACTAGCATTTTGTAGCGCCTGCGCTCAGGAAACGGTACTCCTACCACTTCTTCTGAGTCAGTAACGCAACCGCGTTCACGCAATGCTGCCAAGACGCAGCTTGACCGAACTGCTTAAACACGGGCATGGGCACAGCAAGGACATTTGAAATAGTCCTCGTAATGGTCATTGAGCGTTCCCCGATATATCTGGGGACCACAAAATTTCCATTCCCATTGATGTAACTTCCGTTCTGAGTCTTAACGGTCGTTACAAATGTCCCGGTTAGCGATGACGCGAAACCCCGGGCCCCTAAGTAGTCACCGACTGGAATAAACCAATCGGCAACAAAACTGAAGGGTATCTTCTCCCATGCGATGCTCAGAGGGTCAGTAAGACCCAACGAGACGGCAACTGACGGCTGTTCAGTGATGAACGCAATCACTTGCTTCCTGTACTCCGCTACACAAGTACAACTTGGTACCGGATTAACGTTCGGGACACCCAGATAGTAGGTGACCCAAGGCGTGTCTCTTGTACGGATCGCAGAAACTCTTCTCGATGCGGAATACCGCTGTCGGAAGGGAACCTCTAGTCGATTGGCAAGCCATTCGGCTCCTCCCTTTACATCACTTAGTAAAGGAAGCCACCCATACTGGAGCTCAAGCCAGTTGGATGAGAGTTTACTCTGGGAGAGAGTACGACTCACGTTAGAAGGATACTTCTTACGTTGGGACCTCCCGGTCCCGTCCATTAAGTACTTCGCCGCTAGGCTCATATTGCCCCTTTTGAGGGCCGTTAGAGACCTATTGATGCGGATTGCAGTGTCACCAATCATCTGCAATGTCTGATTACACTCGGCGAGAGCAATGCCGAGATTAAAATCAGATCCGTTAATGCGCTCCTTAAGCTTCTCGATGAGTTTTAAGTCATCGTTGGCTGTCCAGTTAGCAGTAACGGCCGTATCTCCAAAGTTTTGGAGATAGAAGTACTCATCACTCGTGTTGTAGGCCGGGGGAATGTTCCCCTGAGGCGGCCTCATTTTCACGATCGGGATTTTATCCTCGTACTTGTAATACGTCGACCGTGTAAATGGGTGAGGAGTATTGTCGGCCCTTTTTGGGGGCTTCGGATACCTTCCACGCATCACACGGATCTTCGCAACCTTCGTCAGACCATCTTTCGATAAGAACTGTCGAAGAATGTACTTGGGAGGTTCCTTAGCACGCACGACCTTAGGACGATCAGTCCCGGTCCACGTGTTGGTAGCATATTTGCCAATGTATAGACCTGGCGGAACATACTGCCTCGTGTCCTGTACAACGGACCCGGTCGTCATGGTGAGCCCTTAAGGGCGACGACTTGAACCTCATCAGCTTTTAACGCCTCCATCTCAACTTGGACCTCACGGCCCGAGCTAAGGAAGGATTTGTTAAGATTGTCCCAAGTAGCGTCCCCCTCGAAAGAGGAAACGCCACGAGGCAAGCTGATACCCGTCCAGTTCGGAGCGTTAGCTCCTACTGTGGGGTATGTTCTCACGAACATACCAGCTCGGCCTGGTACAGGAATGTACACAGGCTCCGATGCAAGTGCCGCAGGAACCGTCGTAGACGGCCCCGAACGAGCATTCGCTGTCACGGCCACGCTCAATTTCCAACGGAATTTGAACATTTGGCTTAACCAGCCATAAAGTTTTGAAAGGATCATAGTTTACGGCTAGACGTGAAGGAAGAGGAAAACCCTCTACCTTAGAAAGGAGGCC